AAGAACGGAAAGAACGGGAAGTAAGGTGGGAAGAACGGTGGGAAGAACGGTGGGAAGAAAGGTGGGAAGAACGGAAAGAACGGGAAGAACGGTGGAAAAAATGGAGGGAAGAACGGGGCTAATGTTGTAATTGATCCTGATGCAGGAGAAGCAGTGCTTGTACCATTAGCATTAGTTGCTGTAACTGTATAGGTTTGTGAAGTTCCTGCGGTATCAGAAATAACAATTGGAGAAGTAGCTCCTGTTCCAGATGTGCCATCAGAGCCAGTAACTGTATAACTGGAAATTGTTTTTCCACCAGTTGCTGGGGCTGAAAAAGCAATTGAGTTTTGATTAACTCCAGCAGTAGGGGTTGGAGCAGCCATGGTTGCAGGAACTGTTGTTGCGGTAATAGAAGCTGATGCTGATGATGCTAGAGAAGTTCCCGCAGCATTAGTAGCTGTTACGGTAAATGTGTATGCAGTAGCAGACTGAAGTCCAGCTACAGTAATTGGAGAAGATGATCCAGTTCCAGTAAATCCTCCAGGACTAGATGTTACAGTATAAGAAGTTGCTGCTGGAGATAGCGCAGGTAAAGAAAAAGATACTGTTGCAGCACCATTATTAAAGGCTCTTGCAGTTCCAACATCTGTTGCTGTTGCTCCTGTTGGTGCCAATGGCTCTAAAAAGTCATTTGATGCTTGTGACTTCTTTCCAATCTTTTTACCTGATGCCATTTTTATCTCCCAATTTCTTATTTAATTTTTATTATGCTGTTAGATCGCCAAATACAACCCAAGTATTTGTTGCTCTCTTAAAGAGAGTTGCAGATGACCATTGAGTTCTTAGCTTTAATCCTGGGGTTGAGTTAACTGTTACTCCAGAGTCTCCAGCAATTGTTACTTGTCCTGCTCCAGTTTGAAGAATATCAATAGATGTTCCTACTGGATATGCTACTGCTGTATTTGTAGGGATTGTAATTGTTGTAGCTGTTGCTTTTGAAACTTCAATTAGTGAATCTCTTTCAGTTAATGCTGATAGTGTATAAGAATCTGTCTTTTGAACAATTGGTGTCCGTGAAGGAACGCCTTCCTTTGTTTGTGTACCGTCTGTAAATGCTACACCTGAAGCAGAGGCTGTAATTAATCCTGATGCTGTAAGTGCTGCTACGTTATTTGTACCAGTGAATGTTGGTGATGCAAGTGGAGCAAATCCTGAAATGCTTGCACCTGCAGGAATTGTTACAGTTCCTGTAAATGTTGGTGAAGCAAGTGGAGCCTTTAGTCCAATTGAAGTTGTTAGTGTTGTAGATAAGTTTGCATCATTTCCAAGAGCGGTTGCAATTTCTCCAAGAGTGTCTAAAGTTGAAGTTGCGCTATTGACAAGTGCTGATATTTCTCCACGAACATAGGCAGTTGTTGCAACTTGTGTAGTGTTAGTTAGTGCTGCAGCCGTTGGTGCAGTAGGAGTGCCTGTAAGTGCTGGTGAAGCAAGAGGAGCAAACCCTGAAATTGATGCTCCTGTGGGAATTGTTACTGTGCCTGTAAATGTTGGTGAAGCAAGGTCTGCCTTAAGGCCAAGGCTTGTTGATAATCCTGATATCTTAGACTGAGCAATGCCAGCTGAAGCATTAATATCAGCATCTACAATTGTTCCATCAAGAATCATTGTGCTTGTTACAGTGCCAGAAGGCAATGTTACAGTGCCTGTAAAGGTAGGTGAGGCTAATGGTGCTTTAGCATTCATTTGTGTTTGAATAGCAGAAGTAACACCATCTAAGTATCCAATTTCAACATCTGAAACATTAGCAACAATTGCCTGCTTGCCGCTTAGTTGAGTCTGGATAGATGAAGTTACGCCGTCTAAATATCCAATTTCAGTATCTGAAACACCAACAATTATTGGCTGATAAGTAGTTGCTGCTGTAGCTGAAGAAAGTTTGCTATTTATTTGAGTCTGAATAGGTGAAGTAACTCCATCAAGATAACCAATTTCAACATCTGAAACACCAGTTACAACTGATTGTTTGTTACTTAATTGTGTTTGAATAGCAGAAGTTACTCCGCTTAAATAATTGATTTCTGTAGGAGTTGCGGTTACTCCATCAAGAATATTAAGCTCTGCAACAGAAAGAGTTGCACCATCTAGAATATTTAATTCTGATGCGCTAGCAGTTAAGCTTCCAAGAACATTTATTTGTGCTGCAGTTACTGTAACTCCGTCAAGGATGTTTAGTTCTGTAGAAGTTGCAGTAAGAGCAACGGCTTCGTTAATATTTGGAGAAGTTAAAGTTTTATTAGTAAGTGTTTCTGATCCAGCAAGTGAAACAATATCAGCATCTGATACTGCTGTATTTAATTGAGCAAGAGTAGTTGCTAAAGTATTTGAAGTTAAGTTAATTGTTTTATTAGTTAATGTTTGAGTTGTACCGTCTAGGATAACGGTTCCGCTAGAATCTGGGAATGTAATAGTTCTATCTGCTGTAGGGTCTACAACTTTAATGCTAGTTTCAAATGCATTTGCAGTATCGCCTTCAAATTTAATTTCATTTTGAACATTAAGAACTGTACTGTCAATTATAGTAGTCATACCTGATACTGTTAAGTCTCCTGATACTGTTACATTTCCGCTACCGTCAGCAAGTAGAACGGTTCCTGTAGCATTAGGAATAGTGATAGTCCGATCAGCTGTTGGGTCTGTTACCTGTAAAGTTGTTTCAAATGCATTTGCTGTAGCGCCTTCAAAAACAACGCCAGTCTTTGTTAATACATTAAATGTAGCATCGAGTTCTGCAACTCCAGATGCTGCGCCTTTCTCTGTAAGAAGAATATAGTCGTCAAGAGATCCACCAAGGTCTTCAAGGTTTTTAAAATATGAAAGGTCGCTCCAGTGACTAATGCCATCACCAATTTTGAATTGACCAGTATCGGTTTCAAAACCAATTTCGCCAGCAGCGAGAATTGGGCCATCTCCATTATTTAAAGATATCCATTGAGCTGCAGTTCCTCTGCGCTGTTGCATTCTAGTTGCCATATTTAGTTCTCCTTCTGGGTGCTACCCATTACTTATATTATTATAACATCAATTTAATTGAAGTTATCCATTGATATTCCGCCATCCCATACTTCACTAAATAGTACTGTGTTGTATGTTGCTGTTTCTATCAAAGATCCTTCAGTATTATAACTTCCTGCTTCAACAAATATACTTGAAAGCAAACCATTTCCACCAATTGAGGTATCATGAATATGCTCTTGTAGGAATTCTGCATCTGCAACATTTGCAAACGCTCTCCAACTGCTATTATAAAAAATATGAAGTCTATTAAAGACTGTATCATAATATAATTGTCCATCTACTGGATCTGCAGGTGCTTCTGCTGCTCTTGGTACATTTGGTGCTTTAGTATCTACGTACCCTTTTGTTGCTGCGTGAGTACTTTCGGTTGGGGTAGCAACTACTACCGTTCCACCAAAGGAACCTCCATTGGCTACGGATAATCCGTTTTTAACCTTAAAGTCTTTAGTAGTAGTTGCCATTCCCGTCCTCTTTTCTTTTTACTGTATTTTTAAATTATGCTTCAACGTAAGTCTTGTGTAACTTAACTGAAGTGTCTGCTGCTGCAGCAGCTACTGTAAGAACAACATTTCCAGCACTGTATGCTGCAGTAATTGTTCCAAGAGTAGCATTGCTAATTACGTTAGCGTACTCTGTAATATATACATTGTTTGCTCCGTCTACTGTTACAAGAATTTCACTTGTTTCAATATCCCCAGACTTTTTCATCTGAACAAGATACTTAGCGCTTGAATAAGTTGTTGCTGACCATGTGTCAACTGTAGTTGCTGAAGTTCCAGCAGTTCCTGTTGAAGATCCTGAAAGTGAATCTGGATACTCCATAGATGTTGCTTTTGCTGCGCCAAGAGTTGGTGTAACAAAAGTTGGGCTATTAGTAAATGCTACTGTTGAAGATCCTGATTCATCAGTTAATGCTGATGCAAGGTTTGCAGAAGATGGTGTGGCAAGAAATGTTGCTACGCCAGTTCCAAGACCAGAAACATCATTTGCAATTCTTACTGTAAGTGTGTTGCTTGCGCCATCAATTGTCTTGTTTGTAAGAGTTTGTGTTGCAGCTGTTTCTAGTGTACCGTTTAGGTAAAATGCCTTACCAGAAGCAAGGTTAATGTGCTCAGATGAGGTCCATGCATCAGTTGCATCTACCCAGTTGAAAGTTTTATCTGTAGCACCCTTAAGAGTAATACCACCACCGTCAGCGCCTGCATCTGTTGGAGATGCAACTGAACCAAGTGTAAGGTTCTTATCATCAATTGTGATTTCTGTTGAGTTAATTGTAGTTGTTGTACCATTAACTGTTAGGTCCCCTGAAAGAACCAAAGATGTACCAGTTGCAGCACCAATATTTGGTGTTACAAGTGTTGGAGTATTAGCAAAAACAAGTGCTCCAGTACCAGTTTCATCAGAGATGATTCCAGCAAGTTCTGAAGAAGATGTTGATGCAAGTACGTTTAACTTATCTGTTGTTACAACAAGTGTCTTTGATGATGGGATAGTTGTACCGTTAACAGATGTAGCAGTAGCAACGCCAAGTGCTGGTGTTGTAAGTGTTGGGCTTGTAAGAGTCTTATTTGTAAGAGTCTGAGTATTTGTTGTTCCAACTACTGCACCAGTTGCGCCGTGTGCTTCTGTAAGGTTTGCGTGTGTTGATACATATCCTGAAGCAGTTGATTCTGCTGCAGTCTGTGCTGATCCTGCTGCACCATAAGCATCATATGTATTTGGTGTTACTTTAATTTCACCTGTTGAATCTGTGTATGTAAGTCCAGTTCCAACTGCGTTACCTACTGCATCTTGTGCTCGTTCATCTGTGAAGTAAAGGTTTGTTCCTTCTGAAAGTCCTGTTGTTGATGAAGGAATATCTGAAGTAAATGCTACTGTTCCAGAAGCATCTTTAAGTGTGATTGTGCGGTCTGCTGTTGGGTCTACAACTGTAAGTGTAGTTTCAAAAGCATTTGCTGTTGATCCCTCAAACTCAATGCTTGAGCCGAAAACGCCAACTGCTGCTGGGTCAGACCACTGAACACCATAGGTTGCACCTGATGCTGCTGTAAGTACTTGACCGTTAGTGCCAACGCCTAAACGTGCTACTGCATCGTCTGCGCTACCAACTATTAAATCACCCTTAGCATCTACGACGCCTGCTGTGATAATATTCTTGCCGTTAACGGTGGCAGATGCACCCTCAACAACGAGACCATTCTTAATTCTAAAATCTTTATTTACTGTTGCCATTTTTATATCTCCTTAGTTATGCCTTAAGTCCTGTGCGAGAATATCGTACAGTGACTGGCTTGATCGCTGGGTCTGGAGTGACTGATATAGCCACGGTATTTCCAGTGCGAGAAACATTAATGGTGCCAATATTCCCATCATTGTCGATTGTGCCATACTCATTAACAGATACATTTGATCCGTCAATAAGAATATCTAGTTTAGTTGCATAGAATTTATTATCTCCTGCGGAAGTTTTTGAAATTGAAATAGAGTACGAGACTGATCTCCATGCTGTTGCATCAAAGCTGTCTATAGTTGTAGCATTCTCAATGCCATTAATTGTGCTCTCATTATTACCCGCAGTGCCCAGATCTGTTGCCTGTGCTGAAGAGGTATCAATTAAATCTTCATAATTTTCTTGAGTAGGTCTATCTCCTGTTTGAAACAGGGCCTTTACGCTTGCAATTGATATTTTAGCCATGCTGTAATTATAACACCTATTTATAGTTATTTAATTAGAGAATATAGTTGCTATAACCAATTACTTGAAGCCCAATTCCTGGCGGATTACCAAATAAAGACTCTATCTGTATAGGAATAAACTTGACTCTAAAGGGAAGTATATCATTTATTTTTATAACTGAATAATTTATTGAATAAATACTTTTTGTTTTATTATTTAATTCATCAAGTATTAATGCTGTAGCCATTAATCTGTTACATCTTCAAGAATTCTCATTGCACCCTGAGCAACTGTCCAAACTCTTGTAGGGTCTGACAATTGAATATCAAAAATGTCTCCTGTTTGAAGATTTTGAGATTGTGCTGCTTCAAGCCAAACTGTAAATTCTCCTGGACCATCATTTTGATCAGCAGCGGGAATTAAAATCATAATTGTTGTCGCATCATCTGTGATAACTCCAAGATTAGCAACACTATTTGGTCTTTTAATTTTCATACTAATATCCCAATCAGGAATATTTAAAGCAGTCTTTGCATCATCTGTAGCATAAACCCTAAAACCAGAAGTATCTCCACGAACTACAGTCCAAAGAACTGTTGGAGGTTTATTTCCAATGTCGTATGAATTTGAGGATCCTCTTGTAGTTGTCATTTGTTTATTATATCACTATTAGGCTAGTCCAGCCTTTAGTGCCCCCCATGTCCCGTTACCTTTTGCCTCAACAATAATAATTCCAGATGAGGCTGCATGAGCTACAATTCCAACTGCCCCTGAGCCAGATGTTGGTCGTGTTGCTGTTAATCCGCCTGGCTCTGCAACATATAAAACATCTCCATTAGAAAAACCAGAAGTATTAATATCTTCCATAACTCCTGCTACAACTGCAATACCAGAAGCATTATTTGCTAAACTAGTTTTTAATAATCCTAAAATAGGAGATGTAGTTGTTGGAACTGCTTTTGACACAGTTGTAACTGTAGTGTATCCTGTTGCATATACAGGTGTTCCTGCTGCAAGTGTTGATCCCCCAGTATTTTTTACTTGAATTTGAAATTGAGATAATCCAAGTGGGGGTAAAATAATTTTTAATCTATCAGCTAATGCTTCAATATCTCCGTGTACATTTACAGGATCTTCTGCAAGCGGGTAAGGTAAATTAAATAAACCATCATCTGTATTTCCAGTAGCCATAGTATATTTATTATACCACCTTCTGAACTGGGGATTTGACTATGGTAATAAAATTATGTTATACTTGGTAGTAACAACCCTGAAAAGGGTTTTTCGTTTCTAAGGAGGAAACAGATGAATATAACAAAAGATAAACAAAAACTCATCGGAATACTCACGATTATAGTAATGGCAGCACAAGGTTTAAATGTTGCTAACGCTAGTGAACGCAATAACTTAAGTACGGAAATTGTAGTATCCGCAGATTCAGCCTCGCAAGAGGCTTTAAGTGTTTCTAAGGATAAAAAATTAAAAAAGTTTGAAAACAAGGGTTCTCTAACCGATGGTGAACTCAAGGAACTTTTATACCTCGTTGGCTTTAGGGACAACGATCTAAAGGAGGCTTGGGCAGTAGCCAAAAAAGAGTCTAATGGACAACCAATCAGATTTAATGGAGATACTAAAACTGGAGACAGTTCTTATGGTATGTTTCAAATTAATATGATTGATTCATTAGGGCCTGAACGTAGAGATAAGTTTAATCTTGTTTCTAATTCAGACCTTTTAAATCCCGTCATAAATGCACAGATTGCATTTCATATGTCAGACGGAGGAAAAGACTGGTCGGCATGGCATGGTATTACGCCAAAGACTAAAATTTGGATGAGTCGTTTTCCTGATTAACATTTAAAAGTAAAGAACCCCTACCGTAAAAAGTAGGGGTTTTTTATTTGTTTTAATTAAGCATTTGGATTAATAAAAATAGACCCATTCCAATTCCAACCTGCTTCTGGTTTTGGATCAATATTTGTAATATCAATGACTTTTGGATCACTTTTAAGAGCTGCTGTTATCATTGCTGGATCTGGAACTGTGTCTCCATCATTAAGCCAATAAAATTTTCCAACAACCTCATCATTAACTAAAAGATTGTAAGTATTAATATTTGCTTCGTCTGGATTTTCAGAAAATAAAACTATTTTAGGATCACTTTGAAGGATTGAAGTTATTTTTTCTACTTCTGTTGTTCCTTCTACTGGGTATCTAATTTCACACGCCATCTCACTATTAACAACAAGTGCGTATTTGTTTGTGCCTCTAACTCTTCCAACCATATCTAACATATTAAAGCCTCCTTGTAACATTGTACCATATTTTTAACAGAAGTAGTAATCAACAAGCACACACTGACAAGATGCGTTGTATGTATAAACATAATATGTTTGCTCTGTAAACATACAGAACGATCCACAGTCAGTGCCTGGAGTACACGCTATTCCAAAGAACGGTGGGAAGAATGGAGGGAAGAATGGAGGGAAGAATGGAGGGAAGAACGGTGATGGGCCAAAGAACGGTGGGAAGAACGGTGGGAAGAATGGAGGGAAGAATGGAGGGAAGAACGGTGATGGGCCAAAGAACGGTGGGAAGAACGGTGGGAAGAACGGAGGGAAGAACGGTGATGCGCCAAGAGTTGTAAAGCTTCCTGTGGCTGATGCGCTAAGCCCAGTCTGGCTTGCTCCAGAGTAAACAGTTATTGTGAAAGTATACAATGTGCCAGGGGTTCCAAAAGACATGCTTCTAGATGTAGCAAAGGCACCTGTGGCGCCGTTTAAGGATGCGGAAGGGCTAGTTGAAATACTGTATGATCTTTGATTGGTAGAATTCCAACTTACAGTTGCTCCAGTACTGTCTATGTTACTAAATACAATGTTATCAATTGTTGGAGCTACAGGCTTTGTGGTAAAAGTAACGTAACCACTACTTGCTACATTTGATGTACCAAATGAGTTCTTTGATTGTACTCCAATATTATAACTTCCAGACTGTGCAAGAGTAACTGATGTTGATGAGATCTCGCCAAATGCTACTGGAATTGGTGCTTCTGGGTCACTTGAGCCTATAGAATAAACATATGTTATAGGTCCAGTACCAGTTGATGCTGTCCAAGAGAACGTTCCACCTACTGGACTTAAGTTATCAGATCCACTAATATTTGTTGGAACTGATGGAGCTGAGCCAAGTGCAAAGAACGGTGGGAAGAACGGTGGGAAGAATGGAGGGAAGAATGGAGGGAAGAACGGTGATGGGCCAAAGAACGGTGGGAAGAATGGAGGGAAGAACGGTGGGAAGAACGGAAAGAACGGGAAAAACGGAGGGGCTACATAAGAATAAGAAACAAAGCTAACAGAAGACTCATAATCAGCAAGAGTTCCTGCAGTTGGAGTTTGAGACTCAACCTTATTTGCTAAATTAGAATCTCCAGTGCTTGTTGTAGAGCTTGAAGAAAAAGTTAAACCACTATTTGCAATTGCTGTTTGTGCTGCTGTGTTTAATGAACCAATTAAGTTTGGTACTGCTACCATTCCTTTGGATGCTGCCCATCGGCCTATAAACCCCAGCACTTGAAACCTACGCTGTCAAATCGCCAATAAGAACCCAGGCATTGGTATCTATTTTAAAAATTGTACAACCTGAGTATCTTGCAGCAATTTTCTTATTTGAATTTTTGCTATAAATTGTAACAGCTACTGACACTGGAGATATTGTTGTTTGGCCTGCGCCAATTTGAACAATATCAAATCTAGAACCTATTGGAAAAGCAACACTAGCGTTTGTTGGAATAGTTACAGTGTTTGCACTTGCAACATCCATTGTTACAGTTTTTCCAGCATCTGTTATAGCAGCAGTATAGCTTGCTGTTTTAGGTAATAGTGTTGTAGCATCATTTAATGATCTCCAAGCATTATCATAATATTGAAGTTCGTTAATTTCGTTACCGTTGTCATTTTGACGAACGAAACAAACAATTCCATTTGTTGGAGACGGAAGTGCTGCATCACGAGCAGCGGTATTTAAAAAGTTATTTACTCCTGCTTTAGCAGTTAAAACTTCAGTAAGGCTGACAGCTGAACCAAAACTATGAGTTCCAGTCCAAGCATAATTTGCTCCAGTTGATGTTGTTCCTGCTACTGGATGCCAAGTATCTGTTGAATCTTGATAAACATATGCTACTTTTCCATTAGAACTAATTGTCATCTGATCTCAACCCCAATGCTCTTAATTCTGCCTCAGTTAAACCAAGTGCAACTAATTTTCCAATTCCAAGTTCTTTTAATTCTTGATCTGATAGCTTAGCCATTACGCACCTATCTCTCTAAATGTAGTTAAAGTAGAATCATAGATATACATTTTTAGTGGTGAAGAATCTTTATCTACCCATAATAATCCATCTGTTAAACCAGTAGTTGGAGCTGAGTTTGTATATACTGCTGTTGGAATACCAACTGAAGAAGCGCTGGATGTTGTTGAATCCATCCAAACAAAGCCATCTTGTGGCGTTGTTGGTTCGGTTGCTGAATAAATTGAACCAATACCTTTAGCATCTACATCTGCGATTTCATCGGTTAAGTCTTGTAAATGTTTAGCAATAGAAGGGTTTGGAATTTGGGTGGGATCTGTGTTGGCTGTGTTATATGTGCTTGACCCATAGTGATATAGTCTGAGAGCTGCCTGAATGTCTGCTGCTTCGTCAAGACTTGGAACCTTGGTATTAAATAAACCAGTTCCATTTTCCGTATTATCAATATTTTCAGCCATTACATATCACCATCTTAGATTATACCACCGTAATCAATAAATGAATAGTTTTAGATCCAGATAAATTGCTCCATAAACCTTCATCATATTCTATTGCCTTAATTGTAATTGGTAAACATAAAATCCCTGTGTCCTCAATAACGCTTCCCACTGAAAGAGAAGAAGATACGGGATTAATATTATTTACTATAGAATGCTGTATATTAAAATTATTTGAGCTTAGACCAACGGCTGAGGGGTCTATACTTATTAATGGTATTAGAATTGTTGTTTCACCATCAATAAAAGTTTTTGTAAAATTGTCAGAATAGGTGTTTGGAGATAGGCTTACAATTGCTTCCCAAGCATCAGTTCCTGAAACGTTGTGATATTGATATAAATATAAATACTCGTCATCTGATGAAAGTAAATTAATGTACATATCAAAAATTTGTATTGATTGGCCATCTATTTTTATGGAACCGTCTGTACTAATTGTTTGTACTAAGCTAGGTTTTCCATATGCTGCAAAAATATTACTTCCACGAACTCCAGAAGGCCCAAAATCAACTTCAATTGCAACTGAGGAAGGTCCTCCAAAAACTGTTTGATCTTCTGAAGACAAAAGTATTTCTGTCATACTAAGCTCCTGCTGGTGTTACTTGATTGGTTACACTAATTGTTCCATTTAACAAAGTATGAACTAAGTTATATGGTGTTGAGCTTTTTTTAATTTCAACATCATACACATACTGTGTTCCAGCAATAAGACTGGCTCCATTACCTGGAGTAATAGCACAAGAAATATAGGTGCTGTCTGAAGATATTGAAGAGTAACCTTCAATAATTGTTGAAGACCCTCTTTCTGTAGCCATAGAAAATTTTACAGAATATCCAGACATATTAAAAACTGTTCCGTCGGTAGATATTTTAGGGTAAATTTTAAACTCGTAGGTGTCACCCTTATAGTAATTAATATTTAATTCGCCTGGAAATGCCATAGTTTTATTATACCATGCTAGGATATTGAAATGTAGATAGAGTTTAAGATAGCCGTGCCTTCTAAATCTGACATTATTTGTGGTGAAATACCAAGCCTTTTAACTTTTTCGGTATCTATAACAAAGCTATGAGTAGTAGATAGATTATATGTATGTTGATACTTTAAGGAAGCTACAAAACTTATAATACTGTTGTCATCATCTGGGAAAAGTGATTTTAGCCATATTTCTGTATTATTATTAAGAGTTTCTATGCTTAGATTATAGGTTATGTCTACTCTGGATCCCAGCTTAATATGCTTAAAATTAAGCTTTTGAGATTCTATGTTGTATAAAGGAATTTTATTTCCTGGAAGGTACACTTCATTTGTATTTGAACCCAAACCATCAACTGAAAGATCTACCCAACCATCTGTTCCTCTATTTGCTCCAATTCTTAGGCCCTTATTATTTAAATTATCATAAATAGCCCAACCCGTGTGTTGTGCATATGGATTAGTTGTTGGATCTAACTCTCCAGGCTCCCCTTTAGGGCCTTGAGGACCTGGTTTACCGTCTTTTCCGTCTTTACCCTGAAGTCCACGTTCACCTCTTGGTCCTACGGGTCCCTCTGGGCCAGGCAAACCATCTTTTCCTGGATATCCCTTTTCCCCTTGTGGTCCAGGAACTGGAATATAAATACTATTATCTAATTGGCCAGTTTCCTGTTTAACCTTATCGGCATAGCTAGAGGATTTTGAAGCAGGAAAATCCATAGATTTAGAAGTAGCCATAAATAGATTATCTCACGACTTTTAAACTATGCTTGTAATAATTCCGTTAGTTACTGTTATTGTTTTGTTATCTTGAGAAGTAAATGTTCCTGTTGCTCCCGTTGGTAAATCACCAATAGTTGCAATTTGATTATCTGCGTTTCCGTTAGCACCTATATATTCTCCACCAACAGCATTTAAAACAATATCGTCTGCAGAATAAATCCAGAATGGATTTGTTGAGTTTGCTTCAAGTCCAGTTACACGAAGACCACCCATTGCTGGTCCGTAAAGTGTTCCATCTTCTTCAAATATCCATGTATTAGAATATTGTTCACGAGTAAATGTGTAGGCTTCTCCAGTTATAAACGATAATCCGTCAGCAACAACTGTCATTAGGCCTGCATAAGGATATTCTGGTGTAACTGCAGTTACTATATAAGTGTCTCCGCCTGTGTATAAATGCACAGTATCCCCAACAATAATGTCTGTACCAGATGCAACCATAAATTCTGTGTTACTTGCTTGATTAGAATTTCCATAGGTATTTACAATAGAATCTGGTGTTGAATTAATTTTAACATTGTTGTAACTGTCAGAAACTATTACATTGTTTTTTTCTGCTCCAAGAAATAGGTCTGCAGTAGAAGCATCTTGAACTCCTCCTGCACGAATATGAATATGATTTGGAGAAGTTGGATCAATTATTAAATACTGATCTTCATGATATTGCTGCTGAACAAGATCTTCATCTGGCATTAATTTAATAGTTCCATTACCAGCACCATCGCCAGAGCCACCGCCAGCGCCTATAATGTATACGCCTAGAAATGTAATTTGTCCAGTATCTGCTGTTGAACCAGATACAAGCAAGTTCCAATATGCACCTATGTTTTGTGGATAAGGTGCAACATCTGTTCCAGCAGTAACTGCAACTATACAAACATATGCAGAACCTTCAAAGGTTACAATATCGTTTATTGCATAATTTTCTGAATCTGTCCATGCACCACGGGATGTAAAAGATGTACCATTATTTCCGTCTGCACCCTTGGCTGCAAGCAAGTCCCAGTAGGTATTGCCAACACCAGGAACATATCCAGCAGAGGTATAAACATTTCTGTACCAAAGTTGTCCATCATATGTAACAACTGCTCCAGCACCGTAGGTTATTCCTCCGCTATACTCTCCAAGATATTCCCATAGAGCATCTGCTCCTGGGGCACCGTCTGCACCTGGGGCGCCATCATTACCATCTGCTCCGTCTGCACCTGGGGCACCGTCTGCACCTTTAGGAATCCAAACTTCCCATTGTGCGGTGTTTCCAACTGGGTCATTAAGCTGTCCACTTGCTTTAGCAAGATATAACTGCCCATCTGAACCTCGTACTACCGCAATATCTGGTACATAGCCAGAAGATGGATTGTAGTTTCCTAAATAATAAATTCCAAAATCAGCACCTGGGGCACCGTCTGCTCCGTCAGCACCTGCTGGTAATGTAAAACTTTCGTTATCATCAATAACCCAACCAGTTGCAGAATTAGGATCTTCACGAACTACATAAATTTTATTTGAATTAGTATTGTCTTTTACAAACGCCCACCAATCACCAACTGCTAAACCTACTGGACCGCCTTGATATAGTGCAAGGAATTCGGTTTCGCTATTCCATGTTCCAAGAAAAAATGAATCTTTACCTTTTTGTGCTAATAAACTCCAATAGTCGGAATCGGTTGGAAGTGGAAAACTTCCTCCAGTTGCAACTTTAATATATGAAGAACCTTGATATGAAACTACATAGTTTAAAGGATATGTTGTTCCGCCATCAAATGCATCAGACCATAAGAATGAAGTACCATCTGCACCATCTGCTCCTGGGGCACCTGGTGTACCTTCTCCGCTACCACCTGTTGTAGTAAACCGTGCCATTATCCTTCAAGCCCTGTTTGTAGAATTGCAACCTTTGAACTATTAACAGTTGAGATTGCATAAAGTGCATCTTGTCCAGGTAGTTCAATAGAAAATGCTGCACCTGGAGCAATACGATATCCATAACCAGATGCTGTTACACCTTCTCCACCAACGTATACGTAAGCAGATTCGTGTATGTTTTGAATTGTAATATCCATTCCAGAGTGAAGTCCGTTTGGACTTAGGCGAGTAGCAGTTGTGTTACTAAGGGTTGTGTGGGCATGTAAAGTCATGCCTAAATTATATCACTTATTTACTTTAAAGGTTTTGTTTTTAATTCTAATTACTGGTGGCAACTCGGGTCTAGGGGTAGTAACTTTAATGACAGCCATTACAAAGTACCTGAGACATCTCCGATAACATGAATAGTTCCAATAACTGGAGTCCATGTAGTATCGCCATCAATAATTACTTGTAGATCAAAAATTAATTCAGCTACCGCTGTTTTGTAACCAGTTCCCCAATATTCTGTAATTGAGGCAGGAGCTGTAACATCAACATATCCATTATATGAGACAACTTCAAGATCATCTATAATGTCGCCTTTAGGATCATAGCTTGAGGCTGTAAATTCCCAATCAGAAATATCAAAATAAGTAGTCTCATCATCTTCTAAGAATTCAATACGCAAAGGCGCAGTATCTCCTCTAACCACGTTCCACTTAATTCTAACGGGATCAGCACCAAAAATCTCAGGACCACATGTACTCATAATCTTGATTATACCATAAAAAATGACTAATACCAAGGTGGTGGGTATAAGACAACCAAGGTATTAGTCAATCTAAATTATATCATATCGGACATCATGTATATTAAAGTAACAAAACGTTATAATTATAGATAACAAAAAGTTATAAAGTAAATTGTTATGAGATTGTTATTTGTCAAGGTATAAAAATTAAGAAATCAGGACTGTAATAGTGTATACTAAATATATATAAGAAAAAAGAACTATCTTTAAAGGTTTATATTTATATATCTTATATATTATATATATAGTAGTTATTTAGATTTTGCAATATAGTCTAAAAGTATATCGTACATATGGTCTAATTTTTTATTCATATTTGATCTTTTTACATCAGCTTCGTTAATACGCTGTTCAAGTCTTGAAATTTGGTCTTTCATAGATGAGCCTGAATTGGGTTTAAGTTCGACGAGATAATGTTTTACGAGAAATTTAATTCCACCCGCCATAATACCAACTATGGTCAGTACGCTCAAAATTAATGCTGCCCAGTCTTGTACGCTCATAAGTTTTATTATACTATTAGTTTATTAAAATACGGCGGGATATAAAGTTTGCCGATTTAAATTCGTCGAAATAGAGGATATCCAAACCATCTATAGACAATCTATGGGAGACACTCCCAAACATGTCTTAGATTGGTTCCTATGCCCCTTATACGCTATAATAGAAGCATGTCTGATGATGTAAAATTTAGTGACTTATTTGATCCTTCGCAACCAAGGAGTGATAGAGAACTAATTGAACATAGATTAGCAATTTGTAACGAATGTCCGTATTTTAATAAAACTTTAGCTAAGTGCAAAAAGTGTGGATGTTTTATGAAATTAAAATCTACGTTACGACAAGCTAAATGTCCAATTGGAAAGTGGTAATATGAAAATCAATAGGCTATCTCCAGATCTATATGAGATTGAAGACTTTATTACAGTAGATCAACAAAAAGAGGTTTTAGATTTTGCATCAGGCTTGGATGAAGAGCAATGGTGGTTATCAGTTAATGATGATTATAAAAATGGATTTTTTTACGGTAAACAATATAACGGTGACAAACCGCAGGTATTTAAAGATATAGACAATCAAATTCAAAACCTATTTGAATCACTATTGTATGTAGGCTCAGTTGCACTTCAACGGTATAGAGAAGGAGCAGCTATTCAGGAACATAGAGACTATTGGCTAAAGGATGAGCCATATCACATCAGGTATGGTATATGTTTATATTATAATGACGAGTATGCTGGAGGAGAACTAGAGTACTCAGAGTTAGGTATTGTACATAAGCCTAAAGCTAGGTCTTTAGTTTTACATGGTGGTAATATCCTGCATAAGTCATTGGCGGTTCTTGATGATCTCCCCCGATATTTTTCAACATCATTTGTAAGAGGATCAAAAGAAAGTCCAGTTCTTTTAAATAAAGAACTCTTTAGCGAAATAGAGGAACACGATGGATCAACGTATCACTGAACGTATTAATGAAATAAACACTATGACTCGACCAGAATTTGAAAAACATATGCGAGATAAACGAAATGTTATGCGAGCTTCGGATATGTTTGCTTTAGATATCTTAGAATATAAGAAAAATGGATATTATGTAGAAATGGGATCAGCTGGTCCTATAAGTGGAAACACAACCTATAAAATGGAAAACGAATATGACTGGATAGGTGTTGGTTTTGACTTAGATCAAAGAAATGTTGATGAATATAACTCTGTTCGCAAAAACCCTTGTTTAATGCAAGACGCTACAACTTTTGATTATTTAAAATACTTTGAAGAAAACAATTTTCCAAAACAAATTGATTACCTTCAAATTGATATTGAATCTCCTATGGATAAAGGTGGAAGACCTATTGCTCCTATTGGAACACCATTGAATGGTTTAATTGCCCTGCCATTGTCTAGATATCGCTTTACCGTGATTTCTTTTGAACACGAATATATTATCAACTATAAGAATGCCTCATTGCGTGATGCTCAAAGAGAGATTTTAAACAACCTTGGATATTCTTTAATTGCAAAGATAGGTCATGAAGACTGGTGGGTTGATTCTACTGTTATTCCATATGAGATCTATAAGTATTATGGAAGATACGAAGCACCTTAAGCGTCAGTAGGTCTTCCTAGATCTCCCCAAAAAATTTCTCTACCCATGTTATCAGTTATAGGCATTAGCTTAGACTCTTGTCCACAAGAGCAGTCAGAGCAAACAGTTTCTGAAAATACTTTTTGAGCAAGGTTTTCGTATTGAGGATCAAGTTTATCCCATGCGTTTTCTAGGTTGTCTAATATTCCCATTTAATTACTTTTTAGCAAGGTTATCTGCATCAATTGCAGCATTAGCTTCATCTTCAAGATCATTAGCAATGTCAATAGGAGCGTAGTGGTCTTTGTTCATAGATTTATTATATCACAAATCTGAAAAATTGTAGAAATTCAGTTTGCCTAAAATCTGAATATTTTGTCTAGATGTATGATACGTACTTTAATTTTAAACCAAGCTAAAATTTAGTGTGCCCATAATATAAATTATTTTTAAATAAAAGTATATAGTAGCGCCACCTAAAACTTTAGTGCTGGTGCCTGGTTATTTTTTAATAGCCTTGCCTTGTATCCACCCCGCATGAATTCCAGCGAGAGGTGCGTCTATACACACAGCCTTACCGATTGGAAGTATCTCGGCATACTTATCAATAAATTCAATAAGATTTTCTTTTGTAGGGAAACCCATAACTTTTGTGCCACCTGTGACACTGGTCAATGTTGCGTTTATCATTTATTTTCTTCTCTTTCTAATAGGTAAGCGTTATTTAGTGGAGCAATGTTGAGGGCGTATAACGCCTCGCCTCTTGCCTTATCTTTTGCTCGCTGTAATGCGTAGCGTTCTTGTTGTTCTTGTCTAATGCGTTCTAATGTATTCATTTATTTTTTCTCCAATACTTTAATAATAATTTGTAGATCCTTTTCTGTGAGTAGCACTGAGGCTGCTCCCCATAGTACGGCGTACTTATCTGTACCGTGATTTTCTTTAGCCAATGTAACGGCTTTTTCTCTTAGTTCATATTTATTCATTTAGTTATTCTCCTTTAGTGAGTGATAGTGCCAGTTACACACTGATAATTCTTTTCCGTCTAATTCTACTAAGTAAGTTGAGATAGTAGAGTCACAACCTACTGAGTCGCAACCTGTGCGAGCATAGTCTGCGTGTATATCGCAACCATATCCGTCACACATATCGTCTAAGCATGGTAGGTCAAAATCAACCTCTGGTGTTATGTTCTTTAGTGTCATCATTTTGATAACCTTTCTTGTTGTTGTTATAATGGAAGTATAGCAGGGGGTACTGACATTTTGGCATGTATTTCGGGCGTGTCGCAAAACTATTTTTGTGATATAGGCCACATCAAATTTTCCTAGGGGGCAAAAAGTTATCCACAGGGTGATTTAAGATAATGTGGATAAACCCCTGTCAAATCGACACGCCGTAATAATTATAACAATTTGATAACGATCTAATTATGTGACATGAAACACATGTGACCTACCTCACAATGTCCGAATTGTTCTATTTGTACCCCTCAATTTGTCAGACCCCTGTGTTAGACTTACAGTATAAAGAAATTAAAGAAAGGTGGTCAAAATGACTACATTAGAAAAAATGACAGTATGCCTTGAGCATAACCCTATGAAATCCGCTATCTCAGAGGTAGCAGATACAGAATATACTTTCTGCCAAAATTGTGAGCAGAATATTGAGCGCTGGTATAACGATACCGACCCTGAGCGTCTACCTATGTGGACAGATTGGAAGGTATCTCAATGATAGCCCTCTCTCATAACCTATCTAAATGCCTATCCTGTAATTGGACAGGTGACGCATGGGACAATTTCTGCTCAGTAGATAAATCTCACCCTACCGTTGAGGCTTGGGCTTGGCTTAATAAGCCGAGTGACGACTATCACACTTGGTTCTATACTTATTCGTCTGATTTGTCAGACCCCTCTGCTAAACTTGCCATATAACAAAAACGAAAGGTGGTCATAAAATGACTATACTAAAAACACAAGAGGTTATAGATAATGCCCTATTATCCGTATCAGAGCCTCATCTATACCGCCGTGCTACTACCGCACTTATCCCCTGCCAATTATGCGAGGATAATTATTTAGAGGTATTTGCTAAAGATAAAAAGTTCACTAAGTTCACATGCGAGGGGTGTAAGTAATGGATACATATGACAAAAGGCAATTAGCCTATGCGTTAGCAAAAGAAAAATATGGAGAGCATGCTCACTCTGCCCTATGGGGTAGCGCAAGCGTATTGCTTACCGATAAAGATTTAGATACTGTAATCAGAGTAATGGAGAAATAAAAATGATAACACTTACACTTACCTCATATAATGGCAACACTAAGAAAATGCCTTTCTATTCAGAATTACAGGTGCGAGAGTTTATCTCTGCCCTGCCTTCACGCCTTAACAAAAACACATCTCTAAAAGTAGAGTGTGACTTATTAGCAATTAACGGAACTATTAGAGGAGATAAATAATGTTAGATTTTGATGTCGCTTTTGAAATTAAAACATGGTTTGATGACATGTTAGACGAATCGTATAAGCCTTTTGAAATTGGTAACTTATCTTTTTCTGCCTCACAGATTTTGCGAGAGTGCGACCCTGTTGCTTATCACCAATCGCTTTTGGATTTTGAAGATGCTATTAGAGAAAATGAAGAGGTGTGAAAATGGAAATAGATTTATTTGGATTTGCTAACGCAATACAATTAGATCATTTAACTAATGATCAACTTTTAGAATTAGAAAAAATGCTTAACGGAATTGGAGAATAAAAAAATGGACTTAACTTTTTTCACTGACGGCAGAGCTTTATTTTTCTTAACTTTATTTTTTGCTTTTCGTTTTTTATATTTATTGTCTAAGGAGCAATAAAAATTTACTAGGGCGCAAGTCGACACGCCGATAGATTTAAGATTGTTATGAAATTGTTACTAAACTTTTTAAAATGTGAGAATGATCACAAAAAAATGTCCGATTTATACGCATTTCTAATTTGCTTTTGTCAGTGGGAAGTGTTATACTTACAGAGTAAGAAAAACTAAATAACGGACAATTTGGCCAATGAGCCTAAGCAAATAAGTGTGAGATAAATCACAATGAGCCTTAGCAAATAAATGGTAAAAATGTCAGCCCCCAATGGTAAGATAGTCTTATCACTTAAAGAAAGGTCAAATAATGACACTTGAGGAATACAAAGCGCACATTGAGGCGCAACGCAACGCAAGCAAGGCTCAAGCCTTGTCAGTCCTATCCGCTACAATTAAAGAAATAAAGAAAGGTGACAACTAATGTCAGCAAAGCCATACACAATACAAGACTTGCTAATCGGCAAGACTTATCGCTCAACCAATCGCCATGATGAAGGCGTTATCCAATACGCAACACCACGCCCCGAAATTTGGTATGGGTCAGAGTTCGAGGCATATGCTATCGAAGTTCGCTCAACTCGTGGAATTAAAAACTTTTGGGCAACTGTCGCCGTTAAGGTAGGTGGATAATGATAAACTCAGTTTTAACAATTCCTTGCGAGGAATGCCACTCAACAGGTTTAATTTTTTTCGGTAACGGAAATGATTTTGATGTCGAAACTTGCGTATGCGATTTTGGCATGGAACAAGACTTAAACTTATTTAACACTCCCGAATCAAACTAAAGAATAGGAAATAAATAAATGATAAAAATAGAACACAATCTAAAATTCGTAACAGAATTTGATGAAACTCATCCAATAGCACAACAGGTCTTAGCACTTGATGAATTCACACGAATTCAATTACTTGAAGGTATGCTAAAAAATTTGCTTGCGCCTGCTATCAAGCCAGCACTTGATGAAATAAATGCTAATGGGTCTTACGCAATTCTAAAGGTGGCAGAATAATGATGACTCGTAAAGACTATGTCGCAACTGCTGAAATTCTTAGCAATTACTTTGCTACATCTGTTTTTGATGAGCAAGGAGAAATTTTATTTGCTGACTTAGTAGATGAATTTTCTTTAATGTTCGAAACTGATAACGAAAGATTTGACGCAAATAGATTTGCTATTGCTTGCTATAAGGAATTGGAGATGAGTAAATGATTTTAGATAACGGAACACTGATCGCAATTGTAATTGCTTTAGCTGGATCGCTTGGAATGATGATTGCTTTTTGGCAACGTAATATCCAATTAGAAAAAGAAATTCGCAGACTACAAGTTGCTTTGCGAACTGAACGACTTAAATAAATAAAAATAAATCCTGAGCAAGATTTTAAACTGCTCGCTATAAAAATTTCCTAGGGGGTTTTTGGCGTGTCGCATGTGAGATTAATCACTTTACGTTGATTTGACATTTTCTCCCGAAATGTGCTAAGATTATTATATGTCAACTAAGAAAACCGCTGAGGAATTACGCAGACTTATGGAACTTCGCCGTTCTAATGCTGCCTCTGCCGTACCTTCTAAAAAGACTTATACTCGCAAGGGTAGAAAATGTCAGTCTGCTATGCTAGAATTAAAAAATAACAACAACTAAGAAAGGTCGTGCCCCCATGACATTTGAAAACGATGAATTCTATGATGAGTTCTATGCTACTACCTGCCCTAAGTGTAATGAAAATGCTGTTGATGAATATATGCCAGTGTGTGATCATTGCTGGCTAAATGAATTAGCAGATTCTGTTACTAATGAAGACATGGCCTTAGAAATGAGCCTATCCCTTGACTACTAAATTAAAACGCTCTAACGATAGAAAGGTCGCTAACCTTGTCACTAAAAATGGAAAGCAAGCCGCAATTGCTAACACGTTCGGATTACCTGCTGGAAAGGCTTATTCTTGCCCTGGCGCAACGTCTGTTTGCGAGAGTATCTGCTATGCGGGAAAATTAGAAAAGGTATTCCCTTCCGTAAAGGTTAACCTACTTCATAACTGGACCCTGCTAAAAGACGCAGACTATTTAACTATGCTTAATCTGATCGGTGAAATGATTGCTGATTTCAAAGCTGATTGCGTAAAGAAAAACGCACCAATGTTATTCCGTATCCACTGGGATGGCGATTTCTTTAATGATACTTATGCCACTGCGTGGTCTGATGTAATTAAACTTAATGCGGATGTACAATTCTGGGTTTACACTCGTGTTAAGTCTGCTGCCCTTATTCTAAAAGATATTGAAAACCTATCATTGTATTTTTCTGCTGATAGTGAGAATGTTAAAACTGCTGTTGATCTAAAAATTAATAGTGGCATTCGCATGGCATACCTTGCTAAGAATTTTGCTATAGGTCAAGCAGATGTAAAAGAAATGATCGGGCGCCCTGCTGCTAAATGTCCTGAGAATAATAAACAAATTCCATTGATTAGCACTGCTGGCTCGGCTTGCGTTTCATGTTCATTGTGTGTATACTCTAAGAGTGACATAATTTTTTCTGCTACTAAGAAATGAGAATATAAAATGTTAACAATAGTTATTTCAGTGCTTGTCGGAATTTTAATTTATATTTTTTTTGCTGCTCCTTTCTGAGTGGCAAAAAATTTCCTAGGGGGTTGTCCACAGCTTATACACAGGGTGATTTACGATGTGAGATTAAACACACCCGAAATTTTTCCCAGATTACGGCGTGTTGTAAAAAAATGTCAGTGACCCATGGTAGGCTTACAGTATTACAAAAAGAAAGGTAAAAACTATGGCTACAGTTATAGATAAGACAGATCACTACTTAATTTGGGATATTTCTCATATTCACTGCGATGAAATACAATTTAAATATCAGTGCCGTATATGCGATGAGTTTATGGATTGCTACTATTGTTCGTTTGACTATGATGAACCCTGCGATTGTCAGTCCGATATGGTAGGCTCAGAAATATCAACTACGAAAGAAGGAAACTAATGGAATACACTTACTCACTTACTACTGCTTATGACGGGGAATTAGTAAATACCCTGCGAGTATCAAATTTATTAGAAATTGTAAATGCTTGGAATCTATGCGTAGATCATGGCACTGCTAAGGAATACGCTACCTATAATTTGTCAGACCCAACGGGTAAGATGTTCACTAAGACCTTTCACCGCAACGGAACAGTAGGAGTAAAATAATGGGATCAGTCACAGCAATTGGATTAGCAGATACAACCTTAGATTTAGAAACGCAATTAGCGTATCACTTACAGGGTAATCATTATCCACCAGTACCCGTTGAAATGGTTGCCCCTTGTATTGAAGCAATAGATGCCGCTTATGACGAGGACTATGAGCGCATAATTGATATGCCTATGGTTGGTGACTTTCAAATACGCTGGCGTGGATTGACTCAAGCACCTGCGTGGGCTATCATTGAACAACACCACCTTAATTGGTTTATTGACCCAGTAGATGAGGATAACGAATAATGTCTAAGACCTATAAAGTAAGCATGTATCATGAGTTTTATCTTGAAACGACTGATATTGAAGAGGTAATGACCAATTACCAATTCCCTGATTTTTGCGACTGCGAGTCTATTATTGGCGAGCCCGAATTTCTAATCAATAGTAACGAGTGGGTAGAAATGTCAGACTCAGAATTAGATGCGATGTTCGCATGATGACAATAAATAAATGCCCATGCGATGAGCACGATTGTATGAATCAAGATGACTACACGATTGATGAATATATGTGCGAGGAATGTTTTATGGACTGCGTAGAAATGGATGGATAAAATGTCTGCTACAATAAAAACTATGGAACTAATTTTTGCTGATCGCTTACAGCCAAACCAGCTAATGCTAAATGATCTAATCGGTATCTCAGATGAGGTTGTTGAAGTAACAGGCATTAGCGATAGCAATAATGGCGATGACTATCATGTTGAGTTCATTGATGAATTTGGTGAGAAAGATGTTATCACTTTCAAGCATGATGAGATGATCTCTCTCTATGTGTATGTTGATGGTGATGAATAAGTAATAAGTTAATTTCTGTGCTTCCCCGCAGAAATTTTCCTAGGGGCAAAACTTTACAAATGTCAAATAAGTTTAAGATGTGATATTTATCACCCCAGAATTACGAGCAAGATTTGACATTTCTGAGATTTTCTGTCATACTTAGGTATAACCAAATAACAATTCCACATAGTGAGATTATCAGATAATAATTTGATAAATGTCAGTAGGAAATGTTATACTTAATCTATAACCAACTAACAGAAAAGAGAAAACAATGTCAGTAGCAACAGCAACTTACAAGGTCGGCGACCTTTACACAACTCAAAAGAACAAAGTAACAGGAACAATCCAAGAGATTACACCTCTTGATAATGGTAATGTCCGTGTAAAGTTAGATGTCGAAGGCAAGACTCGTTACACAATCTGGACAGCAAAGTAATCTAATTACTTATTCCTGAGCATGAATACAAACTGCTCAAAATGTCAGACCAACCCCCTATAATATAAATACCCCACAAACAGAAAAGAGAAACACATGGCTAGAGCAAAAGCAATAAATGTCAAAATCGCAACACCTAAAATCATCACAGCGTTAGAAGCCTCTCTCGCTAAGTTAGAAGCAGACTACGCAACACAAGAAGCCAATGAAGCAAAGTTTCTAAAGGCTACTGAAAAGTGGAAAGCAGATGTCTTTGCCTTCGCTATGGCTAATGTTAAGAAGTCTTTTAACCTACGCACTAACTATCGCTCATACAATGAAACTCTAAACATTGACTTTGACTTAAATGTTAAAGAAAGTGAATTGCCAGCAGAGCCTGAGCGTGACTTTGAGTTTATTCACGCAAGCACTTATCGTGAGTCTAAGAAAGAATTGTCAAACGCAATTCGTATTCTTAAAATGACAGATGAGGAAACAGTTAATACCTCAACTTACAACGCAGTATCCGAATACCTATAAGGTTAGACGAAGCACCAGCAGTTGCGAAAGCAACATGAGTAAGTAGTCTGATAGTCCTGAGCATGACTATAAACTGCTCAACACAAAACTTTAGAAAGGTAGCCCAATGATCAGCACAATGTTACAAATTAAAGAAGCAACAGAGGAAGCCCTATTTGATCCTGATCTAATGAGTTTAGCACAGCTTATGTTTCAGAATCGTGAGTATATGGAACAGGAACAGTTTGCTCAGATCCTATTTAAATATAGTGCCTCACTATCAGCACTAACAGCAACTCTTGTCTCTCAAGTATGCTTATCAGAATCAGATATGTCAGACATGGTTGCTACAATGAAAGAAATGAACCAACTAACAGAAGGATTGGATAACTAATGATTACAACTACAAATGCCACAGAGGACTTTCTTAAGGCCACTATCGCTAAGCAAGAGGAGCGAATTAATGATTTAGTTCTACATTCCCAGCGCTTAGCGCAGCGTGACTATGACACAGCAGGCACCCTACAAAAACTACGGGATGACCTTCACGAATGGACGATGAACGCATTGGAAGAGGCCTCAATCAATGAAGCAGAAGCGCAAGAGATTGCCGATATTGTTGGTTTTGAATTAACACAAGAATTTGAATTAGAAGTATCAGTTCAATATTCAATAACCGTTAACGCTAAGAATTTGGAAGAAGCACAAAACGCAATTCATGATCTTGATCTTGATTCTATTTCATATGACGAGCCAATCACATATCTTTCGGGAACAATTGATCGCATAGATATTTAGTAGGGGGCTACTAATCAAAGGACCTAAGCACGTCCTAAAACTGCTTCAAGATTTTCCTAGGGGAAAAATTTTTATTTGTCAAGTTTACGAGCTGTGATTAAGATCACCTGGAAAATGTCCAGATTGTCCATGTTTAACTATCTTGATTTGCTTTTGTCAGTCGGTGATGTTATACTTAAATTAACAAACAAACGAAAGGAAATAAACTCATGGCACATGAAATCGAAACACAAAATGGAGTAGCAAGTTTTGCTTCATTCCGTGAACCTGCTTGGCATGGATTGGGTACTGTATTCACAGAGGAAAAATCTACTACTGAAATGTTGGCTGCTGCTAACCTTAATGGGTGGAATGTTCGTCTTGAGGATTTGGAAACCCCTACACATCTAACAAGCGACAAGGCGTACCAATATGTCTTGCGTACTAATCCTACTGATAACACTCAGACCGATATTCTTGGTGTAGTTGGTGAACGCTACCATGTTTTACAAAATGAGGATCTATTCTCATTCGGTGATAACATTCTTGATGGTGGTGGTCGTTGGGAAACTGCTGGCTCAATTAAAGGTGGGCGTGTAGTATTTGGCGCTCTTGCTTTAGAGCGTGAAACAGTTCTTGACCCTACTGGTGTGGCTGATAAGGTAAAAACTTATTTGCTCATTAACACATCACATGACGGTTCGATTGCGATTCAAGCCTCAATCACTCCCGTTCGTGTTGTATGCGCTAATACTCTCAATCTTGCTCTTGGTTCAATCAAGAAAAAGAACGGTATCAAGCAATCTTTCAAGATTCGCCATACTCAAACTGCTAACGGCAAAGTTCAAATTGCTCGTGAAACTCTTGGCATGGCTAATAAGTATATGGATGAATTTGATCTCATGGCTAAGGCTATGATTGAAAAAGAAGTCACAGCACTTGATTTCAACAACATTGTTCTTGCTGCTTATCCTAAGCCAGAAAAAGATTCTAAGGGTTCACTTAAAAAGTGGGAAAATAAAATTGACGTGGTCAATGATATTTACACAGGTGAGTTTAACGGAATGATTGCTGGCTCTGCTTGGGGTGCGTTCAATGCGCTAACCGAACGCCTTGACTGGTATCGTTCTGCTCGTGGTGGTTCTAACGAATCTATCCTTGCTTCCGCAAGTGGTTTTGATCCTGCGATTAACGCAGAAAAAAATCGTTTGCTAAAAGTTGTTCAAAATGTTATGGCGTTAGCCTAACAAAAAATCCTGAGCATGATTTCAAACTGCTCACCATTAGGTCTGTTAGCTCAGTTGGTTAGAGCGCTACCCTGTCACGGTAGAGGTCGTCGGTTCAAGTCCGATACAGATCGCAAAATCCCCTAGGAAAATTATATTTTTGTCAAATCATTATTAAGATAATCATAACATTTTTCCAGAATTTCGATTACGATGTTTGACTTTTTTCCCCTAAAATGCTAAAATTAATCTATGACCCAACAAGTTGCAATATATGAAATGAACTACTCCTGCTCTCCTGGTGGCGTTGACTGCTGGGAAGCAACTATTCAAGGATATGGGGAGAGCACTACTGCCTCTGACT